CATTGCAATTGCAAAACTCATAACTAAATCATCATTATAACCTTGTTGAGCTTCCGCTCTACCTGCTTTCCATACAAACACTCTCATTTCCTGTAACAATCTTTTTGAATTAATTGTTACTGATTTATCAACAAAATACTCGTTAAATTTTTGTATTACCAAAGGACGAGTTCTTAATGACATTACAAAACCCGGCACTAAGGACGAGTTACTGTTATATTGGTCAAAGTATGAATCAGATGTTATATCTCCACTCTTAGGTGACTGATAGATGTTTCTATATCCTCTATCTATTACTACCTGTAGAACAGCCCACCCAATATTTGCGTTTTCTATTACAAGTAAAGCTTCATTATATTCAGAGGCAATACCCACTAATAAATGTCCAAATTCTTTAGTTGATAATTGTCCACGATATTCAGCTACCTGGGTATTTGATTCAACATCTATTACATGGAATGCAGAAAAGTCTTTACCATCACCTCTAGCTACGTCTGCTACTACCATATAGTCTCTAGAGTAGTCTACAGGTTCCCATACCCAAAGATTTTGGTCTGCTCCTCTTTTTTCAAGTGGTTCTTTTTCGGAGGTTTCAGAGTAAAATTCTATCATTTCTCCCGAAAAGACAGTATCACCTGAGGTATTGAAATCACAATCACACTCTTGGGCTGCAATTTTAGGGTCTCCTAATAGTTCATCCTGTCTAGCTCTCCAAGTTTCATCTCGTTCAGGGTGGACATACCAAGGTAAACGAATTGGAACAAACTCATTGTCTTGTTGTTCTGCTCTAACCCATGTTTGATGAAACCAATTTCCAGTTCCATAAGGGGTTGAAATAGCAATACAACCTCCACCTGTGGCTAGGGTTTGTTGAGCTGAAGCCCATATTTCACCAATGTTTTCAATAAAGGCAGCCTCATCAATCAATAGTAAAGAAACGGCTTCTGATCTACCTGCATCTGAGGAAGCTGAAGTTGCTTTAATTTGAGATCCGTTTGTTAGTCTTAAATTTAAGCGGTTGTTTTCTGCAAAGTCTATTTTTAACCAGGAAGGTAAGTTATCATACATGAACTTTACCTTGTTTACCATGTTTTTGGCTGTTTCCTGTTTTGTAGCTATACAGAGAATATTTTTATCTTTATGGAATAACATTAACCATAAAGAATATCCTGCAGATAAGGTAGAGATACCTAACTGACGGGATTTGTTTAGGATTGAGTAAGAATGATTTTGAAATAAATCTAATACTTTTTCCTGGAATGGGTAAAGATGAAATAAAATTCTGCCCCTTTGTGGATGTTGAATATAACAATATTTGCGCATAAAATGTACAGGATCCTTTGCACATTTAATATACTCAGCAGCAATTATTTTTTTAATATTATCTTGGGACATTAAAATTTCCAGTTGATGGAAAGGGATATAACAGGTGCTAATTGGCTGTTTATTCCTAATCCAAATTGGTATAGGTTATTTGTTTTTGTTTTAATACTGATTTCCGGTCCTATATAAGCGAATCCTTCCCTCCCCGATACCAATTGTGCTCCATAAAAGTACTCGTTTTTAGGAACATATACTTCGTTTGTAACAATTTTAGTTGGGTATCTTAGGGTATAATTTAGGTAACGAGATACAATTCGGTTTCGAGTGACAGTGTCCTCAATAATGATAGAGACAGAATCTTGAACTATAGAATCTCTATAAAATATTTTAGAGAAATAATCCTTTAAAATAAAGGCAGTATCTACAGAAGTTTTAAATGTATCCCATCTTACTACCTCAACGGGGTAAGGGACAGGTTTAGGAACATAATGGGATACCTCTGTTTGTATGGTATCCCACTTATATTCAATTTCTGTATTAGTTATAACAGTGGGGGCGCTACATTTATCTACTAAAAAAAACCCACCTGCTACACCTAATAGAAAAACAATTATTCTATTTGATTCTTTCCAACTCATTTTGGATAGTGGTGTATCGTTTTATTCTTTTTAAAAACTTTTTCTTGTCTTCTTCAGACTCAGCTTTTTTATACTTTTTTAAAGCAGCGTTTAGGAGGCGTTGGGTCTCCTTTTTTTTTGACGAATAGTAGGAGACACTTCTTCCTCAATACCTGCTTCTTCTTTTGCTTTAGCTAAATCTTTGTAAGCGTCAGTTTGGGCTTCAATGTCTTCTACTGATTCCTCAGAAAGAATTTCGATGATATTTTCCCTAATATAGGATTTTAAATCACTCTTTGTCATCCTCTTTTTTCTTTCTTCCCCTTTTTCCTAACTCTAAATCACCGATTTGAACTTTAATAAATCTTTGAAGCTGATTAGCGTGAAGGTCTTGATCAGGGTTATCAGCTAACCACTTTTTCACGTTATCGTTTTTCTTAACTTGCTTTGAAATATCACTTACAGATTTACCTTTGTTGGCTGAAACAATTCTTTTAATCATTTTACCCAAGTCGGTTAATTCCCCACCTGCTGATTTGAGTTTAGCCATTTCTGTAACAGCCATTTCTTTAAGAATTTCTTCTTTGATAAGTTGTTTGAGTTCTGATCTTTTCATTTTGTTTTCTTTTAAGTTGTCCGTATTTTCGGTGGTTAAACCTATTACTTCTTGTTTCTCAATATACTTACTATAATTTCTTGGATCATCATCGCCATACCATTTAGAAGCTTCAGCTAACTCTTCTGTTGCGAATACTTGGAGGTAGGGATAACTACTAGCCCTAGGTGTCCATCTAACAATATATACTGTCATAGCTTATTTTTTAAATCAAAGTTGTCCATAGTGTTTTTATTTATTTATTTTAAAACTTAGCATTTAATTCAGCATATCCTGAATTATAATAATCTTCGATTTGGTCCTCGGCTTGTTTTATATATTGTTCTCCATTAGGCAAACTTTCTAAATATTCTTGCGCTTTTTCAGCTTTAATTCTAAAAGGTTTTCTATAATCAATTTGTGGGGGTAATGTATTATATGTTACTATAGCTTTTATACTTTTTTCAATAGTATCATCATAATTAGATCCATCTACTTCCTCATGTAATCTACCTTCAGCGAGGTATTTTTTTAAATCAAAGTTGTCCATTTTTTTCTATCTTTAATATTAAATTGCCCTTGCCTTTTATAACGCGGTGCCAATCATGTTTACGTATAAATATACGAACTCCTTGTTTAAATTCCAAAGGAAGTCGCTCATCGTACTGGAATTGCCAACCGTTGCCTGCCTCTAAAACTTCAACTGTTCTGTCTTCGTTATCACGATGCCACATTAACTCTATGGGGTCAATGTTTTGGGAAAATTCTCGGATAACGTATTTGTTATTGATCTCTAGATCAACGTAAGGTCTACCAGAATCCGCTAAAGGAAGATTTGAGTCCGAGTAATTTTGCATAGCGTGGTAATCTACAACTCCAATATGAAGCTTTTGTTTTATCTTTTTTAGTTGAGCACTTATGACGTTTAGCGAATGCTTGACGTGCTTTAGGATCGTTAATTTTTGCTCTTAAACCACCTGAACCAAAGCGTACTGTTTTTACTTTTTTGGTTTTAGGGTCGCGAACATATACTTTATAAGCTTTTCCACCTGAGGAAGAACGCATTGGTTTTCCGATAGGTGGGTCTTTTTTCTTTTTCTTTTTAGCTTCTTTTAAAGGGCCTTCTATTTCCCATTTATCTCTAGCTAATACCCATTCTTCTTGTCCAGGATATTTTGTACTATAACCCACTATATCTTTACCAGATTTAAGTCTTTGTAAATCTTTCTTATCAATAGCTAAACGTTTTCCCTTTGTTTTTATAATGATTCTATTTTCATTTATATTTACGTTCCTGAACTGATTATTCCACATACTTATAAAGTCCGAGAGTGTTTTTGGAAGAAAGTGTTTCCAAGGTCTTCCAGCTTCCCAGGCATCTATTGCTTTCCTAAAGGGAACTCTTGCATAGTTGCGGATCTCTTCCTCGGTTTTTTCTCCAGGTTTAAATAAAAGTGCGACCCGATATTCGAAATCGGCAAAATTCGGCTTTTTGTCTAAATCCTCGTCTAACCCATAGTAAGGTAATAGTTCATCGTCTATGAAGTCCTTTGCTTCTTGATGTCCTTCTCTATCACTTGAGCCTCTTACAGTAGTTGTTTCTACATCCCCTTCTCTATCTTGAATTGAGACTTGCCATACTTTTTGTCCCCTATCATTAACCATCCCCTCTGTGCTTTCTACATTATATTTGAATCCTTTATATTCAAATGGGAAATCGTTAAGTTCGGCTTCAGTTATTTCAATAGGGAAATCTAAAGGTACTTTTTTACCCTCAAACATACCATAATGACCTAAATCAGTTTCGATTAAAACTTCCAAATCATCGCCTTGCACCTCCAATATACCTCTGCTGTATAAAGCGCGGGCTTCGGCCCATAAATTAAAGTACTTCTGTGAACCAGCACGGTACACGTGCTCTGTAAGAGGCATGTTGTTATCCATGTGGTATTTCAAACCTTCAGATAGAATTTCTTTAGGAGCAATGCTTTCATTTAACATTACAGCTTTTTTAGTTTCGCAAGTATTACATCCGCAGTCGCACATAGTTATTTTATTATTTCGTTATAAGATAGTTCTATACCTCTTGATCTAGGTCCCATTTTAGCTCTACTAGAAGGGAAAATTCTAAAATCTAACCCATAAGACATTTTAGAATGTTGGGTGATTATAAATACAGGTTCTTGATTATTTTCTTCAATTTCACTTAAATCTCTGTAAAGAGTATCCGCTTTGACTATTAGTTTATCTTTTTCAAGAATAAAATCTCTATCATCTTGGCTAAAGTCTCCACTTACAACAACTACTTTAGGAGTTTCGGGGCCAAATACTACTCTTTCTTCGAATCCACTAGGAACATCTGTGATAACAATTTGGGTGACTCGTTCATCATTATCATTATACATTAAATATTTTTCCCCTACTACTTCTTCATTAGGTTTTAATTTTAATCCTTTAATATCACCGTTAATTGCTTTTTCGATAAAAGTACCAATAAATGGAGAAAATTCAGGATCAGATTTTACAGAAGCCCATCTAAAACTTCCAGCCTTTTTCAGAGAAATATTTTGTACCACTTCACCATCAGAGATAAATTGGGCATCCGATTTGTCTCCCTTTCCAGCTCCAGTTTTAGAAGAATCTACTACCTGAGTAACATTAGGGGTAAATAAAGGAGTAACACCTGAAGCAACAATTTCAATATCCAAACTACCTCCTGCTTCTTTAATTTTATCGTTTATATTATTAATAAAATTGGCTTCATTTTGTTTACCTGCTGAGCCTAACCCTTGAACGTTTATTGGTTTAGCATAAATATAAACTGGGCGAGGTTGGCCTTCTGGGTGGTATTTAATACGACCTATAGAAGAGGTTCCTTTTAATTCGAATTCAAAATCATCTAACTCGCTTGCTTTTTTAAGGAAATCTCGCCTTTCACTATCACCCATTAAAACTTTAAAGTTAGTAGAGGTAGTTTCTAAAAAATTTTCTTCATCTAGATCAAAAGTTTGTTGTAAAATAGCTTTAGCTTTTTTAGCTTCTGGGGATAGGACTTCACTTAATTTGAAAGGTAAATTTAGATTCTCAAATATAGAATCCATTAATATAACATCTTTAGGATCCTTAAAATCAGGGTATCCCTTATCAAATTTATATGATATTTGATTTAAAAACTTTGTAATAGGATCCATTATGCTTCTTCTGTTTCTGTTCCTGTATCAGGAGCTTCTACTGCACCAGTATCAGGGGAAGTATCCCCTTCTGGGAAGTCACCTCCTCCACTAGTTTCGAATGAGGCTTCATCTTGTTCTTCACCTGCTTGGAAATCTCCATAGCGTAATATGCGAGCAATGGCTTTAGTAGCTGCTTCTTTTTCGTTTAGATTTAAAAGGTAGTATTTTTTACCTTCTACCTCCGCTATAAATGTTCTAGGGGTAAATACTAAGTAAAAATTTTCGTTATTTTTTAGGTTGATACGAAAAGTAGTGGGTTTAGGGGCAACCCAATCAATTGAAGCTAAGAATAAATCAAATTGTGGACCCAATAGATCAACTATAACCTGTTTTAGTTCTGGGAACTTGGTTAGTTCATCGTATTCTACAGCTGCAATTTCGGATTGTTGTTTTTCTCCGTAAACTTGCTTAGCTAAGGTTCTAATTTTTTCTCTTAGTTCGGCTGCGGTCATTATTTAGATTTTAATTGTTTAGCTAATTTTTCTGCGATGCCTTCAAATGTTGGTTGGCGATTGCGAGTGAGTTCTTTCCAATTAGAGTAATCATACTCATCCCAAGGTTCAAGATCACCAAAAACAGGTTTATTAGCTAAATAGTGTGATTCGTCACCTGTTGATTTAAAGAAAGCATCTACCTCTTCTTGTGAAGGCATTTGTACACTTCCATCATATCTAGCTTCGTTGACTGATGGTCTGTCAATTACAATATCTTCACTCTCCCCATAAAAATCACCAACTTCAATGTTAATTTTATCTTGGATTGCATCAACACCAATTGACATTAAAGTATAACCCTCTGGGTAGTTATCTTCAATATGTTTATGAGCAGCATCAAAATCTTCGTCAGTTGGTCGAACAACGTTTTTTACGCCTAATTTCTTTTGGGCAGCTTTAAACAATGAGTTGATTCTACTTTTAATGTTTTCATCAATTACCTCTTCTTCAGCAGCAACATCTACCATAGCATCGATTTGAGGTTCTTTAAGCTCAAAATCTAAGTAGTGTTTTGCACTCACCAAAGCATCTTTTGATTTGATTACTTTTGACTGCCACCAATGTGGAAAATCTACTTC